TGTCTTTCAGGTCTACCTATATTTTTTGTTAAGATATCCTCTTGTATGATTGTATTTAATTTGACTTTCACAGGACCAATAAACTTTAGATTATCACCTAAATGTGAATATTTAAAATATGATTTTGTGAAAAAATGTGAGGCGGTATTTTTATCGAAGTTTACCACTTCGTTTAATTTATGTAACATAAGTTACTCCTTTTTAATAATATTAGAATGTTGTGACCCACATGGGAAACAATAGACTAATGTTTGTTTAATTATTTATAAGGCGACCCCGAAGGATCGCCTATCTATTGACAATTACTTGATGTCAATTGTTCGAGGTTTCTTT